CCATTCGTGCAGCCGAGCGGCGCGGAAGTGCCCGCCTTCGTGATGCTGTGCGCGACCGGGACGGGCCGCCTGGCCACGCCCTGCGGCGCGCTGACTTCGCCCTTCTACGTCTTCGGCATGCCGTTCTCGCGGCTGCACTCCGCGCCGATCCGGCTGAAGGATCTCGGCCCGACGCCGAAGAGCTTCCCGATCAACCGCCCGCCCGGCGCCACCACCTACCGCATCGTGAATCCGTGCGACGTCGATATCCGGCTGCTCGGGACGATGAACGCGACTGATCAGGTCACCGAGGACACGGGTGTGCTGTACCTCGCCCGGACCGAGGCGACGATGGGCACGAGCAAGCCCAACTTCATCTCGGCCATGACGGTGGGCACCCCGAGCGTCACCTGCACGCCCGAGATGCATTACGGGATGGGTGGCGGCTGATGCGCGCTCTTCTCTCGCTCGCGCTGTGCCTCGCCCTCGCCACCCCGCTCGCCGTCGAGGCGCGGCCGGTTGGCTACAGCCTCAAGAATATGCAGGGACCGGCCGGGCCCGCAGGTCCGCCTGGGCCGGCCGGTCCGATAGGAGCTCCCGGAGATGCGGGTCCGAAAGGTGACACCGGAGCAGCGGGCGCAGATGGCGCGCCAGGCCCTCAAGGCGATCGCGGGCTTCCGGGCCCGAGTGGTCCTGCTGGAGCTGCAGGCGCGGATGGATCGCCCGGCCCTGTGGGTCCGGCTGGTCCTCAAGGCGTCCAGGGCATTCCTGGACCGGTGGGAGCGACAGGAGCAACGGGTGCTGCGGGACCCGTAGGCGCGAAGGGGGACAAGGGCGATGCTGGGTCGAAGGGCGATACCGGAGCCACCGGTGCGGCCGGGGCAACCGGCGCCACAGGCCCAGCCGGCCCCGCCGGCGCAGCAGGATCAATCGGACCGGCAGGCGCGAAAGGCGATACGGGCGCTACAGGCAGCCCGGGAGCCCAAGGACTGAAGGGAGACACGGGTGCCACAGGAGCAACCGGCGCGACCGGCGCCAAGGGTGCGCAAGGCGATGTCGGCCCTGCTGGTGCAACTGGCCCGGCTGGACCCACCGGCCCCGCAGGCGCACAGGGCAGCACTGGACCTGCAGGCCCTGCTGGACCCGCCGGCGCAACCGGCCCCAAAGGCGACACGGGCGCCCAAGGGGCGACAGGACCGGCGGGCGCGACCGGATCGGCCGGCGCCACGGGCCCGAAAGGCGACACCGGACCGCAAGGCCCCCAAGGGCTGACCGGCACGACCGGACCTGCGGGTGCTACCGGGGCGACGGGCGCGGCGGGCCCCACCGGCCCGGTAGGAGCGGCGGCCCCGGTCTACGGCGCCGCCGGTCAGATCACGGGCGCGAAGTTCTGGCTCGGGACCGCAACCACCGACAGCTCGGGCAACTGGACGGCCGACATCTCGAAGGCTGGCTGCACAGCCCCGCCGCTGAGCGTCCAGCCGCAGGCGGTGGCCGCTGATCAGACCGCTGCCTCGACCGTGTGGGCGAACGTGGTCACTCGGACCGCTACGGCCCTGACCGGCAGCGTGACGAAGCCGAACAATGCGACGGTCAGCCTGCTGGGGCTCAGCATCCTGACGATCGTCCCGAACGTGAAGGTCGGAGCCGGCACCACGGTGCTGCTCGAGGTGGCCTGTCAGTAGGATCTCCACAGCATGCTGACCGTCCTCACGCCTGCTGCCACGGCGCGCCTCGCCACGCCGGCGGACGTGCGCCTCGACCTGGGCCTCGCGGAAGGCGCCCCGCCGGATGCCGCTCTGCTGCGCCGGATCGACCAGGCCTCGGCCGACGTCGTGCGGGTCTGCCAGCGCACCTTCGGCCGACAGATCTACCGTGAGCGGATCCATTCGCTGCCGCGGGAGGGCTTCGTGCTCAGCGCGGGCCCGGTGAATCGGATCGTGAGCCTGTCGATCATGGGCAGCGCGGCGTTCGCGCCCGAGGAGTACCTGCTGGCGAACGACACGCTGCGGCTCACCTATGGCGGCTCGGGCGGCGGCATCGGCGACGGCTCGGCCTATAACCTCTGGTGCTCCCTGCGCCCGACGCTCGTGGTCGATTACGAGGCGGGCTGGCTGCTGCCGGGCGAGGAGGTCGGCGAGGACTTCACCGGCACCACGCCGCTGCCGGCCGACGTCGAGAAGGCGGTGATCCAGCTCATCGGCGTGGCGATGTCGGAATCGGGCCGCGACATGACGATCCGCAGCGAGAACGTGCAGGGCGTCGGGAGCTTCACCTACAACACGCTGGCCGCAGGCGCCTCGCTGCCCCACGCCGGCGCCGAGGCCGCGCTGCAGCCCTATCGGATGCTGGCGCTCGCATGACGCCCGCCACCTCTATCGCCGCGCTGGATCGGCAGATTGCCCGGCACGGCCAGGTCGTCCTGCTCCGCAAGGGCTCGGCAGCGAACGGCGACGCGGACAAGCCGATCCGCGCCTTCGTCCGCGGCTACGACCCCGAGGAGCTATCCGGAGGGATCCAGCAGGGCGACAGCACGATGATCATCTCGCCGTCCGCGCTGGAGGCGTCTGGCTTCGCGGGACCGATCAAGCGGCTCGACAAGGTCACGATCGCCGGGCGGCTGCGCACGATCGAGGTGGCGAACCCGGTGACGATGGATGACCAGGTCGTCCGCATTGAGTGCTGGGTCCGCGGCTGATGGGGACGGCTCGCACCGCGGTCCGGATCGACCCGATCGCCAAGGACATCGCGCTGATCTTAGGCGAGGAGCTCTCACCCGACGCGCAGGCCCAGCAGCTCCGGGCTACGGCGCAGCGGGCATTGGCGGAAGCCGAGGCGACCAACAAGGCCGCGCTCGGCTATGTCCCGACGCACGACACGTTCGTGGATGGGACTCGGCGCACCGATCTGTCGGGGGTGAAGGCAAACAGCATCGTCGCCTTCGAATTCCACCTGCTGCTCGACGTGATCCAGTACGTGGACGAGCAGCTCATCATCCACTCGCCGGTGGGCGGCCGGGCAAAGCCGGCGGGCACCCGCTACAACGAGAGCCATGCGTGGTTCGCGGATGGCGTCGAGTTCACCGACACCGCCAACCCGCCGCCTGCCGAGCAGTACGCTGTGCTGAACACCCAGCCGTATGCCCGGAAGATCGAGAAGGGGCTGAGCCCGCAGGCGCCCGATGGCGTCTATGAGGGCGTCGCGACCTTGGCCAAGCGCCGCTACGGCAACGTCGCCTATGTCGGCTTCGGCTACCGCTCCCTGCCGGCCGGCGCCGTCGGGGCGTGGGCGCAGACTGCCTCGGCCGCTGCTCTCGCACGGCGCGTCCGCGGTGGCCGTCCGGACCGGCATTCCGACTGGCTGACCCGTCAGCCGGCCATCATCATCGACCCGGGCCGCTGATCCATGCCGCAGAAGGCCGTCGTCGATGCCGTCGAGCATCGGCTCGATACCCTATGGGTCGCGCCCGAGCAGATCATGGCGCGCGTGGCGCTGCATCTGCCGGAATGCCCGATCTTCGGGATCAATCTCCAGGGTGACGTGCCCGAGGACGGCAGCGTGTTCGCCGAGGTGCAGTACCCGATCGCGAACGTGACCCAGATGGATCTCGCCGCTCGGCGCTACCGGGAGGAGGGCACGATCCGCCTGATCGTCAACGCGCAGCGTGGTGCAGGCGTGCAGGACGGGCTTCGGCTCACCGACATGCTGGCGGCGATCTTCCGCAGCAAGAAGTTCGATGGCGTCCAGACCTGGGTGCCGTCTACACCAATCATCGACGACCGTAACGATCAGGGTAACTATTTCCCCGTTTCGTTCAGCGTCCCATACCACTTCTATTTCACCGACGACGCGGGCTTCTACGCCTGATCCGGTGCCATGATCCTCGCTGCGGGCGAGGTTCTTCGAGGCCCGCAGTGGCCTGATCTCTGGAGAGAGTTATGGGCGACATCACCACCGCAACCGGTGCGAAGATCTTCATCGGGCCGGCCGTGCTGCCGAGCGTCGACACCGAGGCAGAGTACAGCTCGCTCACTTGGACCGAGGTCGGTCTGGTCGAGAGCCTCGGCGAGTTCGGCGATCAGTCGAGCACCGTCAATTTCGCCTCGCTCAACGACGGTCGGCAGCGCAAGGCCAAGGGCATCCGCGATGCGGGTGATCTGGCGCTTACCGTAGCCCGCGATGCCACCGACCCGGGGCAGCAGGCCCTGATCGCCGCCGAGGCGACCGCCAACAAGTTCGCGTTCAAGGTGGTCTACCCCGATCGCCTGACCCCGACCGGCACCGATGGCATCGACTATTTCCGCGCCCTCGTGATGTCGAAGCGCGGCAACGTCGGCAACGCCGACAACGTGATCCGCCGCGCCTTCACCCTGGGCATCGACTCCTCAATCGTGTCGGTCGACCCGACCTGATCCTCTTCACCCATCCTCGCGTGCCGGTCTGACCCGCCGGCCGCGAGCGCTTTCCCGACGAGCATAGGTGACGCATGAAGCTCAAGAGCATCAAGGTGAATTCGGCCCGGGCGGACGCGGGCGACTGGGTGGGCGATCTGCCCGGCATGGACGATCTGCGGCTCAAGGTCCGCGGCTTCTCGAATGCCGACTATCAGGCCATCCTCGCGAAGGAGGGCGCGAAGGTGACGCGCGACCAGCGTGAGGATGGGCGGATCACGGGCCCTGTCCTCCCGCACGTCCGCGACCAGATCGTGGTCAAGGCCATGGTGGGTGCCATCCTCTTGGATTGGGAGAACCTCCTCGACGAGGAGGGCAAGCCCATTCCGTTCTCGAAGGAGATGTCCGAGCAGCTCCTGTCCGATCCCGACTTCCGCCTATTCCGCGATGCCGTGAATACCGCGGCGCTGCGGGTCGAGGAGGACGCTGACGACCAGGTGAAGGCCGTCGTCCCAAACTGATCGAGTGCCTGCGCTGGCACCTTGAATGGGCACCCCAGCGCAGGCATCTCGACCGGCTCGCCGCCCGTGGACGGCCGATGCCGGAGGGATACCTCGACCGGCCGATGCTGGCCTTTGGCAACCTGTTTCTTTGGGACGCCTTCTGGGAACTGACGACGGACCGGCAGTTGGGCTTCGGCGCCGAGAGCCGGATCCCATCCTCGGCCATCCGAGCGTTCGCCGAGGACCACGAACTCGCGGGCGACGACTTCCAGTGGTTCCGCCTCGTGATCCGCGAGATGGATGCGGAGTACCTCGGCATCCGCACTCCGGGCGGCCCGAACGACATCGTGAACCAGACCCCGATGACGGACGTGAAGGGGCTCCGCGGTCTCTTCCGGAAGCACGCTAAGAAGCCTCAGCAGGCTACGACCGAGGCTTGATCGCCGACTTCTTCTCCCCGGTCTCGGCGTTGACGCAGGTCGACTCCGTGGATGGGGAGCTGATGCGGCTCTGGCCCACGTCCATCGTCAGTCCGCTGTAGGCGCGCTGCGCGGCGAAGCATGCCCCTTCGGTGGCGAACTCCGCTGACCCGCTCGTGACCGTGCCGTTCCCGGCCAACGTGACCCACAGCAGGACCCACTTCATGCGCTTCTCCCTCGCGGCCTGACGCGGATTCGCACGGATCCCTGATGCCGACAATCGAAACCATCCGCCGTGTCACGGTGCAGTACCGGTCCGAGGGTGCCGACAAGGTGCGCTCGGATGCGGACTCCGTTGCAGCCGCGCAGACCCGCATGGGTGCTGCCGCGGATGCAGCGAGCGTCACGACGGAGGTCGCCAGCCGCCGCACGCTGAGCGCGGCGAGTGCCTATGACCGGCTGCTTGCGAAGATCGACCCGACCGTTCGGCAGCAGCAGATGCTGGAGCGGGCGACGCGGACCGTGGATCGCGCCTTCTCGCAGGCCGCCATCTCGTCGACTGAGCATGCCCGGACCCTGGACATGCTCCAGACCCGGTATGGGGCTGTTGCCGCCGCGGCTCAGCGGTCAGCGCGGGACGTTCAGGCCGCGTGGCGTGGCCTCGGCGATCAGGGTGCCAGGGCGCTTGAGAACATCGAGGCCAGCCGGCGGCTCGGCGCGCTTGGGGGCGGTGGTGCTCCGATGGCGGCGAACGAGAACCGGCGGCTCCGCGCCGACCAGGTTCAGAACCTCGCCTATCAGGCTGGCGACATCGTCTCCTCGCTCGGCAGCGGTAGCAACCTGTCGACGGTCGCATTCCAGCAGGGACCGCAGATCGCCCAGGTCTTCGGCGGCCCCGGCGGGGCGAGCATCAAGGGCGCCTTCGCGCAGGCTGGCGAAGCTGCGACCAGCCTTGCGACGCGGATCGGGCTCGTCGGGGGCGCGATCGGTGTCGTGACGACGGCGGTGCTGGCGGGCGTGGCTGCATTTTCCAGCTACGCCTCGACGCAGATGGCGCTGGCGCAGAACCTCGCCGGCGTTGGTCGCGCCTCGGGGGCCACT